CTGACTGAGCATCTCTTATGTGACCAGTCTTTCTTAGCGTCTTGATTTTATTTCTTACTTCCTCTCTACCTGAACTAACATTCGATTTAGCAACACCAGCTTTTAAAACTTTAGGAGCATTAGCAACCTTTTTAGAAACTATAGGTCTTTTGTCTTTTTGAGACTTAAAACTCATAGCATCTTTTGCTACCATTAAAAATCTATGGTCTGCAAGGCTACCTATCTCTTGGTCATTAAAACCATAATCACGTAACGAAGTACGCATATTAAGTTTAAAAGAGTCAGCTTTATTTGGATCGCTAAACTCTGGTATCTTTGTTGCAGCTAATTCTTTTTGTGTTTCAAGGTAAGTCTCATACTGTCTGTTCTGAGCTTCTCTTGCACTACTTTTTAAAGATTCAATGTGTTGCTTTTCTTGTCTTAATTGAAAGTCAAGTCTAGCAGCTTCAGTTGGATCTTCATTATAAAGTTTAGCAAGATCTTGTCCACCTTGTTTTTGTTCAACAAATTGATTAGCTGTCGAAATTAAATCGTTTAGTTCATTTAAACGAGTATCGTAAGTTTGACGCAAACTACTCTTTTGAGTTTCAAGATCTCTCTTTTCCATTCCTAGTGTGTGAGTTTTTTGTCTATAATCCGAGTCTCTAGAATATCCTGCCTTCAGTTCATCGAGGCTCACCTCAAGCTCTTGACCACTTACTTTTACTCGGTGGAGCTCTGGTGTCTCTAATTCTGTTGGTGTTTCTTCTGTTGTCTCAGTATTTTCAGATTCTTGTTCAATAGGAGCTTCTTTCGACTCTGTGCTTTCTTGAACTTCCTGTGTCTCAGGAGTTGATTCTGAAGGTTCAGTATTAGTTTCTGGTACTTGATTGTCCTGTTTAGGATTCAGTAATCCAGAGATTTTTTCTGCTGCACCTTGTATATTTTCTTCTGCCATATCGTTCCTTTCATGGTTGACGAATTTGAAGTTGCGTTAGCTTAACTTCGTTTATTTAGATTCTCAAGATCTACTTGAGCAAGTTTTCCACTAGACATAACACTAAGCAAATGCCCTCGGATTTTATCTACCATATTAAAGGCTACCCAAAGGTTTCTTCGCTTGTCATCATCTGCGAAAGATGTATTAAAAATCTCTTGTCTATAAATTTCTAAGAGATCGTTAAATGCTGTTTTTAGAAGGGGATCGTCCAGCAGTTGCTGAGCTCTCTTGCCCTCCCTGATTATTGTTTCCTTGTCCATCATTAAAGAATTGTTTTTGTCCTCTTACTATTTGACCCATTAGATCTCCTGATTTTTGTAAATCAGTTTGTTCTAACATAGATCTTCGTTTAAGTTCTAACTCATCAATCTTGGTATTGTATTTCAATTCCATTTCTTTTATAGCTAGTTCATAATCTAGAAGTGCTTGTCTCATTTTACCTTCCAAACCTTTAGCTTCTGTTTCAGCTTTTAACTGTGCACGTTGGTTCTCACCTTGTACTTGAGCTAATGTTACCTTCTCAAACTCTGTTGGTGGTTTAGGAGGTATTGGTGGCATTTGAGCTGCTCCGACTTCAGGATCCATAAAGTAAGGTTCTATACTATTTAGACCTGCATTTTCAACTAATTTTTTCAAAGAGTTATAAATATTTCTAAGATTAACCATTGGGCCATGAACATTCTGTTGTAGATTAATTGCAGACATTTGTCTTTCTAATATTGCATTCATTAATATCAACTGTTGTTCTTTTGATCCAGTTCCTAATCCTACAGAAACTGTTATATTAACTCTGTCTTTCCATTCGTAAGGTCTCATAGGTATGTATTTACCTCTGATTCTTACTATTTTTTCTTTGTTTTGATACTTGCAAGTAAGTTCAAACATTTTTAAGGCTAGATCTTTTACACCAGTCTCAGCAAAGATTCTGGCGATTAACTCCATTCTCATTTGTGATTGTGTCAGAATTTGGTTCTGGCCAGTTGCTGTATTGTTTAATGTGTTTGCATCTAGCCCTTGTGATTGTCTTGTTACACCTGTTCTAGTTTCTTTTACAGAATCTAAATAGGCTAACATACCACTTGCTTGTTCAGTAATCGGTTGTGCCTGTATAGGCATCATTACGTTTGCAGGAGGTTGTTTTGTTCTTACAATTCCTCCAGGACGATTAGTTAATAAGTCATCCATTGCAACTTGTCCATCTTGTACTGCAACTCTATTGTTGTTTGTTAAATACATATTATCTAACATCTGTCGCATTACAGTAGACTTAATTAATTGTATATCTTCTACTAATTCAGCTACACTTCTTCCATAGAATCTGTGTGGCATGATAACTGGAGTCATAGATATAAAAGGCATTGTATCTATTTCTTCTATGTCTAGTAATTTTTTAGCATCACCAGCTACGCAAATTTTTAATAGTTCTGCTTTACCATCACCATCTACATCCATTCTTACATAGCATTCATGAACTAATACATCTTGTGTACTTTGATCTCCTTCAGATTCTCCATGCGAAAAATCTACACTTTGATGTCTAGTAAATTTATCTTCAGTATAATAATCTCCATCACCTGTTGGTAGTGAGTCTACTAAATTTTTATCATAACCCATCTCTACTAATTCTGTTCTTGTTTTGTTCACTCTGTGACAAACAAAGTTTGCAGTATCAATGGACTTACATCTTCTTTCAATTAAAAATTCTTCAGGTGGTACTGGTTCTATTCTTACTTTACCATGAATTTTAGTTCTATGAATAACTACATCATGTAGTTTAATTGCATCTATTTCTTTACCAGCTTCGTCTGTAATTTTTTCTTCGTACTCAGTATGATTTTTAACTTTAATCTCATCCATAGAAACTAAGTCATTAAACTCATCATCAGTTAATCTTGAGTATTCTTCTCTTTCAATTTTTTGTGCATCATCCCAATATACTTTTAGGATTCCATTTTTTTGAATTAGTGCATCTTTAAATGCAGTATATAAAGATAAAAAACCATCGTTTTCTTTATAAAAGATATAGTTTAAATAGTCAGAACATTGTCTAGCCATTTCTTCATCTTCAGGCCCCATGCCTTCACAGTTAAATACATTATCACCTGATGTAAATATTCTCATCAATGATGGCATTAAACTTTCAACTGTATCTAAAACATCGTTAGATACTACTTGAGATCTTCCTTCTTGTTCATTACCAAGAGGTTCTCCTAAATAATATTCTAATGATTTTTTTCTTCTAGCTACTAATTCACCACCTATATAACCTGATGCATTATGTATTTCTCTACTTAAAACTGATAATATTTCTTTGTTTGATTTTTTCATACTACGTATTTTGTATCTATATTAATTGGTTTATCCCATTCTGTTGTATCAATAGGATCATGAACACACCCATATCTAAATGCATCACTTGCGTGTGAGCACCAGTCATGGAGAGGTTTGTTCTTAAACACTTGGTTCTTATCGTCCCATTGTTTTCGATACTGTCTCAAAGCATCTAATCCTGTTTTACATTTAACTCTATCAAAGTAACAATCTTTTAAAGTATTTCTCACAGATTCAATTCCATGATCTACTTCTAATCTAGGTGCTACTTCAAAGTCAATACCTAATTCATTTGCAACTTCTAATCTTGACTTACCTGTTCCAAGCTCACGTGCCATTATATCATGTGGAGCTATATGTCTGCTGTAAGCATAATCTTTTTCCATAAGTATATCAGCATAATGTGCTAATGATTCTCCTGAAGTTTCGTAATAATCTACCAAATGTATTTCTGTTCCAATTCTTTGTGCAAACCATATTGCTGTGGAATCTCCAATACCCAAGTCCCACCAAGTTTCTACTCCAACTGAATCATCTAAAGGTACTTCACCTATTCGTTTTTCTTTATCTGCTTTAGTTATCAGTCTACCATAATAACTTCCTGAAACTGCTGCTGTAAATGAACATTCAAATTCTTGCTGATACTGTTCTTCAGTCATTATAGCACGAGCTTGTTCTAACTCGTCATCTGGTATTACTTGTGTTTCAGATGCTCTATATAACTTACCATACCAATCTTTATGACCACGTTGTGCAAAGTCAAATACTTCCCAAAACTGGTTATGTCCCATTGGCGTACCTATAAATAAAACTGATCCTAGTTTATCTGATACTGCTGGTCTTACAATCTCTGTCCATACTCTTGGAGACATGATAGCATATTCGTCCATAACAACTTTATCAAACCCCATACCACGAATACTATCAGGGTTATCTGCTCCAAAAATTTGGATACGTGATCCATTAAATAGATCTATTCTTAATTCTGTTTCATTTCTACTACCACCAAATTGCATTAATGGTTTTGTGTAGTATTTTAAATATTCCCAAGCGATGGCTTTACCTTGACGATAAGTCGGTGCTATGAATGCACAAAGAGATCTTTGTTTATCTGCTGCTGTCTTAATTAATTCGTTAATAGCTAATACTGATTTACCAAATCGTCTATGACATACTAGAACACTAAATCTTTTAAGTGCATTGTGTACATCTTGTTGGTAAGGTCTTGGCTTATATGGTATTTCTACTTCAGCGACTTTTTTCTTAGTCGTCTTTTTGCCAGGAGACTTTGATTGCAATTGGTTCATCTGTTCCTATTTTAGTATTAGTTGATGCTAATCTTGCATGAACAAATGGTGCTGCCTTTTCGGCTGCATACATCTTACGTTCAGGTGAGCTCATAGGATTGTTTAACACAGATAATAAATAATCTAAAGGAGAATGTTGGTATTTTACAGCCATCTCCTCCATAGACTTCCAATTCTTTTTAGTCTTTGCACCAGCAGGTCTACCAGCTCCAGGTCTTTTACCACCATGGTTTTCTGATTTATCTACTTCGTTTTCGTATGTTTTATCTTCAACCATTAGATTATCTTTCTGCCTCTTTTATCAAACTGTCTAAATTTAGAAAAGTTAATACCTTTTTGATTTTTAGCACCTTTGTATAAAACAGTACCTGCACCTAATCCAAGACTTAATGGACTTACTGCAAATTTAATTCCTTTTTTAATTATAGTTTTAGCAGCTTTTTTAAATATAGAAGGTTTCTTCTTTGGTGTTTTAGTAAAACCTTTATCTCCACCTTTAATCATATTATTTCTTTTTCTTTTTTTTCATTTTAGATTTAACAATTTTATCTTGTAATGCTTTAGGTAATTGTTTTTGTTTTGCTGTAAGCATAGCTTTGCCTGACATTCTAGCTTTCATTAGTAACCTTTCTTAACTTTCTTGCCACTTTTTTTAGCAGCCATCTTAGCTTTCTTTTTACCAGCTTTTGAATATGGGTATTTTTTCTTTCCAACCATTGGCATAAGTTATCTCCTTAGTAATCCTTGTTGAGCAGCTTGTTGTACGTTAGGCATAGGTACTTGACCTTGTTGTGGTCTTTTACCCATCATAGCCATTTGCTGTTGAGCTTGAGGATTTTGCTGCTGTAACAAACCCTGTTGCTGTTGTTGCTTAGCCATTTCTGGCATAACCTTTGCTTTAATGATTAATGCTAGTTGTTCTCCTTCTTGTGGAGTCAACCTCATCATTTCATCAGCTAATTTTTCTAATTTTTTTGTCATATTAACAATTCCATGCTCTTAGTGATTTATTTATTCTACTATTAGGATCTCTTGCAGTCTTAGCAGAAGTTAGCTTACGTTTCATGCCTTTCATTCTAGCACAGAAACTAGCTCTACGTTTGTTTCCTACTTTTTTACTAGGAGCTTTTAATGTTCCCCCAGTTTGTTTCTTATAACTAGCACGAC